GTAGTTGGAGGTATGGCCTACTTTGCTAAGGCATCGCAGTTAGAGCTAGTCGAGCAGCGACTGGATCAGAAGATCAAGGCAGACAAGATTTACTATCTGAAACAACAGCTCTGGATGTTATACAAGAAACATAAGACCAAGGACTGCTTACAGATGCCTGAACCAGACTGTGATATATGTAAGTCTGTAAAAATAGACTTAGAGAGTCTAAGCCCAAATGTCAAAATTTGACGTTTCTTAGGAGAGCGCAGATGCCAAGTGCACAGAGAATGCCATTTACAGAGGCAGAGGCCCACGATGAAAACAAAGAGCTGGTAATGCTCCTTGATTGGCTACGTGATGCTGAGGCCAGCAGTCCTGAGACTATGTGGAGAGCAGAGGCTCTTGAGGACTACCAGTTCTATTCTGGTGATCAGGATACTGCTGAGGTCAAGGCTCTCCTCGAAGGACAGAAAAGGCCTATCACAGTCTACAATGAGATCAAGCCTAAGATAGATATGCTGATAGGTCTGGCAGCTCAGAGTAGATATGAGCCAGTTGTGTTCCCTGTTGGGGTAGAGGATGAGCCTCTAGCAGAGATCATGAATGGTGCTCTGAAGCATACAGCTAAGAAGATCAAGTTTACTAGGGCAGAGACTGAATGCTTTGAGCATACTGTCAAGAGTGGGAGGAGCTTGCTGTACTTCTACATTGACAGACAGAATCCTTTCAAGCCAAAGATTAAGTGTAAAAGGATTCCAGGCTTTAACTATTGGATCGACCCCGATTCTACTGAGTATGATATGAGCGATGCAAGGTTTCTCTTCATTGACAAGTGGTTGACAGAGGATGAACTAAAGGTCTATTGGCCCAAGATAGATGTATCTGCTATCAAGGGATACCATGACTCAACTGCAGCTGGTCCTGCTTTCTTTAACGAGTCTAAAGATAAGTACAGGATAGTAGAGGCCTGGTACCGTAAGTGGGTGAAGATGAGATGGTTCGTTAACCCACTGACAGGACAGCCGGAGGGCCTGGAGCCAAAGGAATTCAAAGAGCTGAATGAGGTATTTGCAGCTGGGATTCCCAACCCACAGAATCCAGAGGAGACTATCCATCCCACTATTGAGAGGTCAGTAGATACCTTTCAAGAGCAAATTTACTACAGATTATTTACTGGATACACTGACTTAGAGGGAGGCAAGACGCCGTACAAAGGCTATTTAGAGAAGACCTTCCCTGCTGTCCAGTTTGGTGCTTATAAAGATGACGACAATAATCGGTGGCTGAGCGTAACCTACACTATGAAAGACCCTCAGAGGGCAGTGAATACTATGCGGAGACAATTGAGCCACCTCCTTCAAACTCTACCCAAAGGTCTGCTGGTGCACGAGGTTGGAGCCATACTCAACGTTGAAGAGTATGAGGAAAAAGCTGCGGACCCCACGTTTCACCTGGAAGTTGCCCAAGGTGCAATTGAGAAGGTAAAGTTTGAAAAGCAGCCCTCGATCAGCCCCATCTACCAGAACTTCGATGCTACTGCAAGTCAGGGAATGAAGACTGCATCTGGCATTGAAGATGAGATGATGGGTATTCAGAAGACGTCAAGAGAGCCTGGAGTAACAGTCAGGATGCGTCAGGAACAAGGTATGGCTGTGCTCTACTTGCTCTTCAATAACTTCAGAGACAGCAGGATTGAGGCCTCTAAGAAATTGATGGCCTTGATTCAGCAGTACGTAACCGAGGAGGAGCTAATCAGGGTTGAAGGTCCTGAAGGTGCTCAGATGCTTAAAGTGAACACTGAAATGAATCCACAGTCAAAAGGATTCAATGACTTAACAGCAGGTGAGTTTGATTTGGAGATGGACGAGAACCTGGAGAATGCAACCATGAGGATGGCTATTGCTCAGATATTAACTGACTTTAGTCACAACAACCCAGGGTCTATTCCACCAGATATTGTGCTGGAATACTCGAGTGTCCCTTACTCAGCAAAGACTCGAATCAAACAGTTCTGGGAGGAACAGCGAAAGCAGGAACAGGAGAATCTCGAGGCTGATAGGGAGATTGAGATGATGAAAGCACAGGCGGCATTGATAAAGGCTAAGCAAAAACCTAAGGAGAAACAAGGAGACTAATCATGACAACAGCTGTACCTACAATAGAAGCGCTAGAGGCTGAGGAGACTGAAGAAGAAAAGACAATGGATGAATTGACATCAGCGCTAGAGGCTTCCAGGAAACTAGAGGGCAGTGAAGATGAGCCGGTTGACGAGCCAGGAAAGGAACCACCTGAGGAAGTGGTTGAAGAAGAAGCGAAAGAAGATCCTGATAAAAAAGACGAAGAAGGAGCTGAAGAGGTATCGGAGGAAAAAGAAGAAACTCCTCCTCCCGACCTATCGCAGGAAAACAGAGAACTAAGGCAAATGCTCCGTGAGCAGCGAAGAGAGATGGCTACACTGAAGGCCAGAGTTGATCGCACAGAGAAGGGCGTTGCCGAAACCCTTGAAGAGGATGAGAAGGAACCTCTTAAGCTATCTCACATTGAGACTGTTGAACAGAGCATAGCTCTTATAGCTGAGCAAAAAGGACCAATCTTTGAAACGCTTATCGAAGCGATGGAGGCCAATCCTAAGTATGAGGACATCCGTGATGTCTGCACTCGTGAGCACTTTGACGATGTATTTGAAGAGCTGGGCAAGGCTATTGGCCAGAAGGATAACCGTGACCCGCTGGAAGTACAGCTTGAGTTAGAGCACGAAGTGTGGAGCATGGGTAACCCTTACAAATTCATGTATGGAATTATCAAGGAATATCATCCTCGATACGCCAGTCCTGAAGAAGAAGGGGATAAGAAGAAAGTTGCAACTCCTCCAGTTGAGGAGAAGGAAGTAAAGAAAGAAGTGAAGGAACCTCCTGATGCTCCGACAAGCATTGCTAGCGTAGGCGGGAGTGATGCAGACACTAAGAGTGGCTGGACATCTAAGAAGATAGATGGGCTCCCTGAGGATGAACTCGGAAACGTTCCGAAGGAGACTTATGAGAAGTACCTACGGGGCGAACTTGATTGAAAGGAGCAGATAAATGACAGCACCTAAGACCTTATTTGTATCGTCTAACAACTTGACCAGAAAGCGCTGGGCCAGGGATTTGTTCAAGATAATCCTGCCTGCTGTTGAGTTCAATGAACTTACTGGCAAAGGCTCAAGCTCGATAGTCCAGTTGAGGACAGACCTAGGAAAAGGCCAGGGTGATCAGATTACCTTTGGTATTCGTCTGCCGCTCTCTGGAGAAGGTATCGTGGGTAACGATACTCTTGAGGGCAACGAGGAAGGCCTGGTCTTCAAAGACTTCAACGTCACCATTGAGGAGCTGAACCATGCTGTGGATACTGGTGGTAAGATGGAGCAGCAACGGGTTCCTTACAACCTTGTGATGGAGGGCAAGGATGGCCTTGGCGACTGGTGGGCTGATCTTCTGTCAGAATACCTGATCAATACCCTGGCAGGCAACAGTGGCTATCGTATCGCTGGGAAGGTATTCGCCCAGACGATTGATGAGCCAGACACAGAGCACTTGGTGCTCGTAAATGATGTGGCTGAGGCTTCACAGACTTCTGCTGATATCCTTGATCTGACACACCTGGATAGGGTAAAGCAGAAGGCAGAGCTGATGAACTTGCAAGGTCCCCATCACTTCAAGATTCGTCCGCTGAACCTCAAAGGCAAGAATTACTACAGAGTGATTCTCCACAACTATGTGTTCGATAATCTTCGGGCGAACACCAACGTTGGCCAGTGGGGCGACCTGCTCAGGAATGCCAACAAGCTGCAAGTTCCCAATGTCGAGATTGAGTACAACGGTATGCTGATCTCCAAGTCGGAAAGGATTCCGTCTCCGACAACCAGTGTGCACCGTAATCTCTTTCTCGGCGCTCAGTCAGCCTGTTGGGCCTGGGGTGGTGCTGGAGAGTCCAAGTCCACAACCATGGCCTTTCACCCTTATACTCGAGATGCTGACAGGTTCCTGATGATCAGGGGCGGAGGCATCTTCGGGGTTACCAAGACCAGATTCAACAGTGTTGACTACGGAGTCATTGTGGCTCCCAGCTACGCAACTGCTCTATAGGCTAGAAAGGAGAGACCAATGGTAGACTTCTTAGGAAGGATCGCTGCCGACTCCCCGAGGCTAGCACGGAGCAAGTCGCTTGTAGGGAAGGCAGATGCGGTCTATAACATCATTGCCTTGCCAAAGTTCACCTTTGTAGTTGATGTCTTCATTAACATCACTACTGCCTATGGTCCAATAGGTGATGCTACAGCGACTATAGGATTTACTGGCAACGGGGAGACTGCTGACCCTGATGGCTTCATGACAACCAATGACGTTCTGCCAGGAGTAGCTGGCCTCAAGAGTATGCGAGGCGGTGCTGGTGCATGGGCTAAGGGTAAGTGGTTTAACTCTGCAAGCGGACAACTGACCATTACGTTGGCAAAGAACAGTGGAACGACTCTTATGGTAGGACAGGTGCTTTGTCTGTTCTACACGCTCCACTAACCTATGATGCAGGGTGCAATTCCCTGAGAAAGGAACAAGAGAATGTCTACAACCGAGATGCTTGATTACAGAAGGTTTGACCAGAGGCGTTACATCTACCAGCCTTACTGGATTACTTCCAGTGAGGTTATTGCAGTGGATGCAGATGATCTGGCTTCCGTTGTGTTTTCTTTCCCAGCTGCGAGCTATGGTGACTCTGTTATCCTTGTTCAGAAGGTAGGGTGCCAGGTCACTACACTGCTGGCGGGAGGTACTCCCTCTATCAGTGTCGGTGTTTGTACCCTCGCTACCAATGATGTCACAACTGGAGGTGATACAACCGATGTCCAAGTGGACGACTACGTCCCCTCGGCAGACATCACAGAGGGTACTGCAGCTATGTACTTTGCTGCCACCGGCGACTGGATTACTGCCCAACTCCTGGATACTGAGTTGACTCCGGTCATTATCACTCCGGCAGATACTACTGTGCCATGTGTGGCTGTCTACGTGACGAGTACAGATGTCATTACTGGTGGGGCCTGCAGAGTCCACATGCTCGTCACTGAGGTTCCGCTGGCAGCGTAGCGAGAAACGTCAATTATTGACATTTTAACTTAGAAAGAGCGAGGGGTTCTCATGAAGTTAGAAGCTATCAGGAATGAAGTCGAGAACATTGTCGATGACTCTTCCTTTGATGCTGACACCATAGATCGCTATATTAATGAGAGTCTTGCATTCGCGGCAGGCCTTGTGAATCTGCCATCACTCAAGCGCATTGATGTAGTTGATACTGTGGATGCTCAAGCATACGTATCCTTGACTGGGGTCAATCCTAATTTCTCTGGTGTCCTTAGGCGGGTTAAAAAATCTGATGGATCGGAACCGACAGTCTATCCAGACCTAGAGAGACTAATGGATGATTACTGGGATATGGAAGCGGAAGGAGCAGTCGAAGCGGTTACTCTAGAAGGGTCAGTCCTATGGTATCAAAAGATACCTTCTGTTCCTGAGACGCTGACTATACTCTTTTTCGAGAACCCCTCGCCCCTTACAAAGGATGGAGATATACCCTCGGACTTCCCACAGCATGTGCATAGAAAGCTGTTTGTCCATGGGACTGCATTCAACATCTTTGATCAGATCGAGGACGGAGTGGATGGAGACAAGGTTAATACCAGACATCATTTCTACCACTCCTTTGATGAGAAGAACAGGGAGTCAGGAATTATGAAGCTACGAGAGTGGCTGGCAAGAACGACTCCTCATCATATCAGCAGTGTTTGGAGGTACTAAATGGCACAGCCTATCACTTGGCTGAAAGGGTCCAGAGGACTCAACAACAGGATTGATCCTCTCAGGTTAGAGTTCGATCCTGATACTGGCATCCAGGATTTGTCGATTGCTCTCAATGTAGATCTGGATCATACAGGGAGAATCAGCAGAAGGAAGGGATGGGCAGTTACTGACATAACCGATCCCTGTCACAGTTTGTTCTGTCATGGTGCAACAGCTCTGTTTGTGACAGGAACCTCTTTCTGTGTGCTAGGAACAGATTTTACTTATGTTGTGGTACGCACAGTTAAAGAGGGAGCAAGGATGAGCTATGTTCCTGTTGGTGATAAAATCTACTATGCCAACGGGAACGAGACAGGGTATGTTCGAGGGAATGTATCCTATGTCTGGTCTAAGCCCGCTGAGCCTGTGGGACCAAGAACTCTAAAAGACTATGTTGACCCTCCTGTAGGATACTTACTGGCCTACTACAAAGGAAGAATGTATGTTGTCCAAGGCGATGTGATTTGGTACAGTGAGTCCTTTGGAGTAAACCTGTTTAACTTAGCAAGGAATTTTCTTAATTTTGATTCACACTTGCGTATGTTCCATCCAGTCAGGAAGGGTATCTGGCTAGGCACGCACTTTGAAACGTACTTCTTAGAGGGAGATACTCCAAAGAACTTTACTCTCCACAAGGTGGCAACCTATGCTCCTGTGTTCGGTACAGATGTTGATGTGGATAGCTCCAGGATTGGTGATGGAAGGCACAAGGGTATTGGAGTAGTGTGGACCAGCACAGAAGGAATCTGCATGGGAACTGCTGAAGGAGAGTTCATTAACCTTACAGAGAGGAGACTTACATACCCGGAGTCATTTGAAGGCGCAGGCCTATACGATGGCTTCAAGTATATCTCCACACTGGAGCCGTAATATGGCAACAGATAGACTTGGCTTATGCTTGGGGTTAGAGACACTGGCACCTAGTCAGTACTCCAACTACGACTTTAATAGTATGTGCAGGTTTGCTGGCATGATCCTGGGAGCGAATGAAGATGGTATCTTTATCTTAGGTCAAGCAGACAAGGATGGGGCTGCTGATATAGATGCCAGATTCAGAACAGCTATGACTGACTTCAATGCTGTTAACCAGAAGAGAATGCGTAAGCTGCATATAGGATATGAAACTGATGGGGAGATGGAGATTAGGATTAGAGCAGATGAAGGACTTGCCTTAGTCCGTGAGCTTCATCCTAGGCATGATAACGAGCGACAGCATAGTCAGAAAGTCTCAGTTGGCAGAGACATGAAAGGACGATACTGGGACCTTGAAGTGAGGAATGTAGATGGAGCAGATTTTGCTGTGGATGAAGTTACTGCCGTTCCCATTGTTCTTGGACCTAAACCAGAAGATGCATAAAGGAGAAAGCTAATGTCCTTAAAATTTTCAACAGGTTTGAGAGACATGCTGAATGGTCTCAATGCTGAGATAGTTGGAGCTATCAT